GAACACTCGGACCTGAGCAACTACCGCCCGAAAGCTTTCGCTTTTCACGTTGAGGCATCGATTTAGGCTTGCGCCTACTCCGATGGCCAAAGACGCGAAGACGATAGACTGCACCGGAAATGTCAGTGCCGAACCCATCGATGCGAACTTACGAAGCTTAATAAGCTTCGGGAGTTCAGTGTACCTATCCTGCCTCAGAAACCGAGTACGGCTACTGCGGAGCATGTCGAGCAGGGAGTAATTCCTGCGGAACACGCGTTCGCAAACAGCCGTGCTAAGTCTATCCGAGGCACTAGATAGGTCGATGGTGGCACTAAGACCGGTAACGGAAGCGGCCCTGCACGCGTCCTGACTTGGGACCTGATCGAAGAAATCGATACAAGCTCCAAGACTGGATTTGCGTACACGATCTCGCAAGAGATCGGATATACCCTGTTGGATCCATTGATTACAAGTGGGCTCTTCGGCAATAAGCCTAGGAGCTTTCTGTGTCTTTGGAACGTCAGTGAGGTACGAAGAAACCTCGCAGGCGTCAGGATACATGTCAGACCGAACCATCTCGTCGATACCCATAGAGTTTAACACTCCGTGATGATCGAACGGGAAGAGTCGATCTAGCCGTTCCGGCCACGTCGGGAAGTCACACTTCTGTGCTCCTCGCCGTAAGTCGGAAACCGCTCCAGGACCATGTCTGCCAGAAATGGTATCGGCCTCAAAGAGGCCGAACTCTGCGACTAAATAGTCGCAGACTTTCTGGCAGTCCTCCAACAGCGTGCTGCGATCGTCCTTACCTAAAAGAGGCAGACTGGCCGAGAAATCGGCTAGGCTGACCCCTTCAGGGGGGCGATCACCGTCGCCGTCCCAAAAGGACGAGGACGGAGGTAGCACGTCTTCGATCTCGAAATATTCCCTATACGCCTCAACCTCACGGATGGGGCTACAAGGGACCTCGGCTTTCTTCCAGAGATTACATAGAGTAATCAAAAGGAAAATCGCCGTAGGATCGGGATCTAGAAGAAGGAGACCACGTTCATCAAAGACGCGCGACCAGAGCCCCCAGAACATCCGGGGCCTCAGGTCGGACCTGCTGCGACGTCTGCCGCAAGGCGGACGAGCATCAGATCTAAGGCGCTCATCCTCAAGGCTGGCGAGAAGCCAGTCTCCGAGGACAGGAAGGTCGAAGAAGACAAACTTCGACCCTCGAGAATGAACGTTTTGGTGGACACGCTTGCTATCACGTGCCCAATCCAAACGGTCTTGTGGATAGTTTTGCTCGCAGTCACGAATGACCGCAAGCAAAGCATCTGCGTAGCCATCAACGACTTCCCTTTTAGTCATGAGGAGTGATCCTTTATGACGGAAGGGCTATCGCCTTCGCCCCCTTACTTAAGGGGGGCGAGACCATCACCTTCTCCGATATACAAAGGCTCGGGGTTTCCTTCCCAGGACACCTCGCCAATGCGAAAGGAGAAGTTACTGCACCCGGCAAGAATGCCGGCGAACAGCAATGCGATGACGATGAGGCCGGTAACATAGAACGACGCGTAGAACACGTTGTTCATTAGTTCACCCAGCCAACAAGGTCGCCGTAGTGCGTCGCGTCCATGTAGTAGGACAGCGCAGTGCCCAGGTTCTGGACGGTAGCGAGCGTTGCCGTCTTCGAGTTTCGAAGAACGACATACGCTTGCATAACGTCGTCTGGAGCGCCAGCCGTGCCAAAGACGGTGTGCGTGATCTCGAGGTTGTGACGCTCGAGAACAACGCCTGCCGAATTGGCAGACTCACGGGTATGCCGCACTTTCACGCGGAAATCCTGTGTAGCCTCTCGGAGATAATACTCCGAGCCGTACTGGTCTTGGTTGATCTTCGGGAGGGATTTGGCGGTTCCGCCGCTCCCCCCCAGAGTGATCACGATGGGGTTTGCGATAGCCATGATGGCTCCTTGGTTCAGAATCGGGTGCCCTTAAGCACCGCGAGGGAGCCAAGGATAGCCGTTTGCGTCCCGGTAAGAAACGGGACATTGAAAGAGACTTGCGGGGGACCACTTCCCATCGGTGTTCGGAGCTTTCGCACGAACACAGGCGACGGGAAATCCAGAACCAACGAATCAGTTGGCACTGGAAGTTGGATTGAAACCACCTTGCGGTGGGATTCCAACTGGTCCATCAGACAAGAGCCTGAGGATGTAACCGGGATAGTATTCCGGTACGCCCCTAGGATGTCACCGACATTGGAAAACCAATCGATAAGCCAGGACCATGGCATCGCCTCCCACAATGTGGAAAAGGAGATGTCGAGGCCAAAGGCCATACGAGTGGCTAACCACCTCTTGTCTTCAACGGTCCTCGGAATAGCAATGGAAGGCGTCCAACGTGTGGACACCCACATTTTACGACGACAAGAGTCGACGTAGGTAAAGCGACGCCCCTCCTGGTAATCAGGAGTGGCGTAAACTAAACCGCTATTAGACGAATAAGCATCGTCTACAGAGAAGACCGTACCGCTTCGAACTGATCCGCCCGGACGATCGAGACGTTCAAGGAGGTCCATTTTCTTTTGGACCTGAGCTTGAAAGTCAAGAATCTTCTGGAGATCATTTATAAAAGGGAGTATACCGAACTGATACTCAAGATAGCGCGATGCCGTTGCGCGAGGAAGATCCTTTAGGTTCTT